TATAGGCGTTAACAATTTTGTAAAACAAACTAAAAAAAGACGACCTGGGAGACACAGTAAAAAATATAATAAACGAGTGCCCAAGAGATCAAAAAATAGAGGACAAGGAAAATAATAAATGGCAACGACATTACAATCAGGTGCATTAGCACCACAACAAACTGAGCAGACTAGCACTAAAAAATCTGTTAGTCTAATAGACAGTTTATTAAGTACGCCTACGTTACCTCAAGGTACAAGTATTACACCTCAAGCTCAAAATGTTCAACAAACTGAATTATTAGCTACACCTGGTGTAACAGGCACACTATCAGCTACAGCCGCACAGGCTACAGCACCAACTGCTGCTATGGGAACTGCTGCAACTTCACAACAAGTTGCCGGAGTAACTCCACAAGCAGCTGGACAGTTTACTGCTTCTACAATAGGAACAGCACCTACAATGACAGCTGCACAAGGAACTGTAACAGCTCCTATGACTGCAGCACAACAATCATTAGCAAGTATAGATTCAAGAGCAACTGTACAAGGTCAGTTAGAAAATATATCATCTGATATAGAAACATCTTTAGCACAAGGCTCACCTTTACCTGCATTTGCTAGAGGAGCTGCTGAAGCTGCAAAAGCTACAATGCAAGCTAGAGGATTAGGTGCTTCTACAATGTTAGCTGAAGCATTAGCAGAAGGTATTTTAAAATCTTCTATACCTATAGCACAACAAGATGCTGATACATATAAACAAGTTATATTTCAAAACTTAGCTAATAACCAACAAGCTGCTGTTATAAATGCACAGGCATATCTACAAATGGATATGGCTAATTTGTCTAATCAACAGCAATCTAATTTACAAAATTTACAAGCAAGACAACAAACATTATTAACTGATAACGCTGCTAGAAATGCAGCATTACAATTTAATGCAACTAGCCAAAATCAAGTTAATCAGTTTTATGATACTCTTAGCACTAATATACAAACTCAAAATGCACAAAGAGCAGATGCAATTGCACAGTTTAATTTAGCAGAAGAAAATAAAGTTACAGCATTAAATGCAAAAAATCAAACAGCTTTAGCTGATGCTAACGCACAAAGAAATACTGCTATATCACAATACAATAAAACATTATCAGATGCAAGAGAAAGATTTAATGTAGAGAATCAAAGAGTAATAGATCAATCTAATGCAACTTGGAGACGATCAATTAATACTGCTAATACACAAGCAGTTAATGCAGCTAATGAAGCTAACGCTGCAAACTTATTAAACTTATCTAACTTTGGTATGTCAGCATTATGGCAACAATGGAGAGATGAGGCATCGTGGGTAAATACAGCTTCACAAAATGATTTGAATAGAAACCATAACCTAGCAATAGCAGCACTAGAAAGAACTACTAGTTTAGATTTACAAAATGAAGCACAAAAAGCTGCACTTTACGGATTACTTGGTCAGTTTGGTATGGAAGTATTTTCAGAAATGACATAGGAGATATAGATGAGTAAATCAAAAAAAATGAGTCTAACTAAACTGTTTAATAATGCAGCCATGAATAATTTAGGTTTTGTTAATGATGCAATTTCATCTAGTTTTGATTCTGGAAAAGTATACGAAGATATAAAAGCTGCAGGTAATAAACTATTTGGAAAAGACAAAGATGATTATAGACAAAAACAATTTGAAAACTATTTAAATACAATTGATAGATTAAGAGGAACTAGAGTAAGATTACCTGGAACTGTCAGAGCAGGTCTTGGTACAAGAACAGATTCTCCTACAAGAAGAGTTAGCACAGTTGGTAGAAATGTGCCAAATAGTGCAATTCAATTAAATGATATATTAAGTAAATACCAAAACAGATTTTTAAAATTAGCACAAGCTAAATACTATCAAAGAACTACAAAAGCATAATATGAAAAATAAAGATAATTTAACAGAAGTAGAATATAGCCCATTTGATACACCAATTCCAGGACAATCATTAACTGATGAACCAGGCAATTATCCTTGGGAACATGCACCACAATTTACAGATGTAGATGAGGTTATAAGTAATTTATATGATTCATTAACTAAACCCAATATAGCTAGACAATTAATTGCTATGTTAGATGCAGGAGTTCCTGTTGAAGCCATAGTTAGAGTTATAACTTTTGGTGGATTTATGGAAGGTAAATATAATCCTGATGTAGGATTTATAATTGCGGAACCTTTAATGAATTTAGTATCAGCTATAGGAATAAGAGCTGGAGTTAGTAATTTAAAATTATCTTTAGAAGATTTAAGTAGTGATGACTTTATAAAAGATATGGCAGATTTAAAAGCAGCTAATGAAGAGATAAAAACTATTGCAAAAGAAATTACACAAGATGCACCTAGTCAAGATAAACCAGCAGGTTTATTAGCTAAACCAGAGGGAGAAACTACAGATGGCAATTAATCCAATATTACCAATTCTTATTGGTGCAATAAAAACTAGAAATACAATTAAAGATAGGAATGAAGAAGCATACGATGAGGCTACTGGAAACTTTATAGATATAGCTTCTGCTGAATTTTTTAGAGATCAGACAGATCAAAAGAAAAGAATAGAAAAAAACAATAAATTTTATAATGCAACTGAAGGTCGTTATGGAACAAACGTTGCAGAGTTTGCTGCAAAAAATAATTTATTTGATGGCTATGAAAAAATAACTGCTTTTTTAAGTGATATTGAAGGTGGTACAGTTATACCAACAGGGCTTAGAAATAAACTAAGAACTGAAAAAGGATTTAAAGAACAGGCATTTAAAACTACATTTGCACAAGATCAAACATTAGCTAAGAAGAAATTAGAAAATAAAGCTACGTTTGCTGCACAAAATTTAAATAAAGGTGCTATTAGTAATCTTGCAGATTTATATTTAAAAGATACAGGAGCACCTAAACCAGAAGAGAGAGGACCTGTAAGTTCATTTTTATTTGGTAAAGAAGCACCTAGTACAACTTCATTAGTAGGTGGTTTTCAAACAGGATTAGAGAAAGCTGAAGAGCAAGCAGTTACAGATATGAAAACACCTGCTGTAGCAGATGCCAAAGAGCTAGCACAAGATACAGAAATAGTAACTAAAAAAATAGGATTTGAAGCTCCTATTAGTATTGGTAGTGTAAGAGAAGTTGATTCTGCAATAGCAAGTGTACTAGATGTAAAAAATATTCAAATAACTAATGAGGGTATAGTTTTTCCAAAGGCATTTAAATTAAGAGCATTAGCTATTAAAGATATTGCAACACAATTAGCACAAACTGGTAATTATGCAGATGTAACAACTTTAATAGGTGCAGCAGCTAGTCAATTTGAGAAACAACATTTTAGTAAATTACCACTTGCCTTTAATGATTATAAATTAAAAAGTAGTGTATCAGATCCTGTAAAAGTTCAAGCAACTGGGATTAATGATAAAAATGATAATATGGTATTAGGGCCAGCTTGGATGAAAGTATTTGGTAATTTTGCTGATAATGAAAAAACTCCTGATGTTAAAGAAACATTAAGTTATGTAGACACTATATTAAAACCAGTAAAAGATTCAGGTGGTAGGGAAGTATTAATGTCTAAAAATGCTTATGATGCTATTAAAAATTATGTACAAAGAAATATAAATACTACGGCAGAACAAAAAGCATTTATTGAATATTTACCTGCTAATTTTTTCGTTCCAATGGGACCTAATGAAACACCTGTAAACATACGAAACTCATTATTTCAAACATTTGGATTTACAAGGATCTAAATAAATGACCACAGTTGGTGATACAATTATAAATGAAGCTGCAATAAGCGGACAAGTTGCAAAACTTGATAAAGCTCAAGTTGAAGAGAATGAAAAACTTCTTGAGACTATGATTAGTCAAGATCAAAGTTATAAACCTACAGATGTAAAATCTATCATTGCTGTAGATAAAAATGATGATGGGTCTGTTAAATGGACATTTGATAATATATATGAAAATAAAAAATTAGCTGCAGTTGCAAAAGATTATTACGGCACAAAATTAAATAAAAGTTATACAGACAGAGAAGCTATAGATAAATTTATAAAAGATAGAACTTGGAAACAATCAAACAGTTTTTCTATTGGTAAAGAATTTAAATATATATCAGGTAATGTAGGTGCAGATCAAAAAGCAAGACTAGCATATTTAACTAGAACTTGGAATAACTTACCTAATTTTTATCAAGAAGGTGGTAGAGGATTTATAACTGGATTAGCAGCTAACTTAGGAGTAGCTTTAGTTGATCCATTAAATATTATTGGTGCTGGTATTGGTGGTTTAGTTGGTAAAAGTGTTATTAAAAAAGCAGCAGGAACAGCTATATCTCAAGCTACTAAAAAACAAGTTGGTAAAGAGACAGCTGAAAAAGTTACAAAAGATATTATAACTGATCCTGAAACTTTAGCATCATTATCTAGCAAAATTAAAACAAAACAAATCTTAGCTACATCTTCAACTGTAGGTGCTGTTGATGCTGTTGGGTTTGCTGCTGCAGATATAGCTGCACAAACTACAGAGCAAGAAATAGGATTAAGAGAAAAGTTAGATCCTAAAAGAACTGCACTAGTATCTATAGGTGCATTTGGTACAAGTTTTATTTCTACAGGATTAATGAGTGGTGCTGCCAGAGTTTTAAAAAATAAATCTGCTGCGAAAGAGGCAACTAATTTAGATCCATTAATTAAACCAGGTTCAGAATTAACTGATGAAGCACTATCAGGTAAAATGGGTGTTAAAAATAAACTTGCTAGAAATATTGCAGATCAATACGACTTTGTTAAAGTATTACAAAAAAATCTTACAGGTGTAGAAGGATCTGCTGCTGGTCTTAAAAAAGCAGTACAGAGTGGTAAGTTTAAAGTAGATCCAGTATTAATGCCATACTTTCAATTACGAATGGCTGCTGCTGCATCTACAAGATCAAATGATTTTATTTTAAATGGATTTTATATGCCACCTAGTAGACTATCTGGGCAGGCTAGTTTTACAAAAGGTAATAGTAAAGGGTTAAATGAATTACTAAAACCATTTGATGAGTTAGCAGAAAATAATTCATTCTTGTTATATGTCATGGCAAAAAGACAACAAGGTTTAATGAAGAACAATCCAAAATTAAAAGAAGAATTACCTTTAAGTAAACAAGAAATGGATAAAGTTATAGACTGGGCTGAGTTATCACCTGCAGCTTATTCTAAAAAATATAAAGAAAAATTAAAAAGAAAAGGTGATGTATCTTTATACAGACAAGGTTTACAAGATATGAAAGTGTTTACAGATGAGGCACTTGAATATCAAGTTTTATCAGGATTACTAAGTAGAGAAGCTAAAGATAATATACTAAAAGTTAATCCATACTTTATACCTTTTACAAGAAAAAGTCCTGGATTTGTAAAAAAAATAATTAGTGGTGTTGGGGAGCAAACACAAAAAATACTTAGAACTGCAAGACCTGGTGCTAAAAGATTAGCTAAAACAAAACAAGAAGGTGAAATAAATTTATATGATAACCTTGTTGATTATGTATACAAAGCAGTTAATGCATCAGATAGAAATCGTGCAAAGTTAGCTTTGTATGATATGATCGCTCAAGGTAAAAAATTAAAACAATTAGATAAAGATGCTATTGTAAAAAAAGCACAACCTCTAATTACTTATTCAAAAGTAATTGGACAATCTGTAGAAAAAAAATATAAAGATGCAGGTTATAAAATATTTAAACCTGATGATAAACAATTACCTAATTTAGATGTTGCAACATTTAGTGGTACTTTTAAGCAAGTACAGGGTGGAATAGATGCTACATTTGATATTGTTTATAGAAATGGAAAATCAGAAGTATACGAAATACTAAGCCCAGAATTAAAAGAAGCATACGTTTCATTTGGTACTAGAACACCTACAATGATTGAGCAGAACTGGATAACAGGTGCTGCTAATTGGTTATCTAGAATATCATCTAGAGCTATTACATATTCACCACCGTTTGTTGCATTTAACATTATCAGAGATACTTTAGCAGGAACAGTTAATTCTGTATTTGGAATAGTAAATAAAGATGGTATAGGTTTTATTCCAGGTTTTTCAACTGCAAGAGGTTTATATACTTCTTATAGACATAATGATGTTTATAGAAAAGCATTAATAAATGGTTTAGGTTATTCAAGTAGAACTGATTCTGAAAAAATTGTAACACAGAGTATAGATGATGTTTTAAAATATGGTAAAGGGCCAGAAACAAAAGCATATGTTTCAAGTTTAAAAAAAGTTTCTGAATTAGCATTAGGCCTACCTGTATGGAGAAAATATGCAAACTTTGTATCTAGAGTTGAATACGCAACTAGATTGGGTGAATATAAATTAGCAAAAGCTGCAGGTCTTAGTGACGTAGCTGCTAGTTTTTTAGGTAGAGAAGTTGCTACAGATTTTGGAATGAAGGGATCTAATCGTGTATTAAATTTTTTAAGTAGAAACACAATGTTTTTAAATGCAGGATTACAAGGTCTTTATAGAACAGGGAGATTATTTTTTGAAGGTGGTATAAAAGATAGAGCAAGAGTTGTTGCAACTATTGGAGCAACTATTGTAGCACCTGAAGTTTATTTATATTTTGGAAATAGAGATCTTAGACAATACCAAGAGTTAGATGATAGAATAAAACAATTAAATTATTGTATACCTACATTTAAAGATGATGGTTCATTTGATGGTTTTATATTTATACCTAAACCATATGACTTAGGATTTTTTGCAAATACAACAGTTGCTTTAATCAAAGCAGCAGAACAAAAAACTGCTGGTGCAGGTGGTATGGGTATGAATTATTTTTTATCATCACTTACCCAAGTTTTACCAGGATTACCAATTCCACAACTTGTAAGACCAGCTGCTGAATTAATGTTTAATAAAAACTTTTATATGGGAACACCTTTATTAAGTACATATGAAAAACCATTAATAGATCAGTTAGCAGTAAGACCAAGCACTAGGAAATTAGCTATTGAAATAAGTAATTGGCTAACTAATACTAGAGGAATTAAAGTTGATCTTACTAAAAAAAATCAACAATTTACTGGTGAAGCTCAGAAGGAAGCACCTTTTGGATTAAACCCTATAAAGATTGATTATTTAATTAGAGCTTATGCTACAGGATTATTTGGCTATGTTCCTGAAATAGTTAACGCTGCATTATTTGAAGATGAAACAGGTAAGTTTAAAAATATTGATCCATTTAAAGTTAAAGGTAAAGGATTAAATATTCAAAAACCTAAACCTGATGTTGATCAAATTGATATATTAAAGAGACCTTGGTCAATTGTTACTAGGAGATTTCAAAGTTCAGATGTAATTAAAAATTCTTCATTCCATAAAGAATGGTTTAGAATTGCAGAAAGAGCTAGAAAGCTAGGTGTCTTAGATGTAACAGATCTTAATGCTTCTAAGAAAAATAATTCAACATTAATATCGGTTTTTGATAGAATTAAAACTGATATAGATAATAATAACCCTATACAAAGTGATGAAGTATTTATTTATACACAAGTACTAGGAGATACATTTAATACTGTGTTTAGCAAAATGCAAGACTTTAGAGAGTTAAGAAAAACTATAGAGTTAGCACCTAATATGTCCCCTGAAGAAAAAAGAAAACAAATTAATCAGCTATATAATTTAGAAAATATTATGTTAAAAGAATATTTAGATGGCGTAGTTGATGCTGATGTAGATTTTGTTTTAGAAAAAACTATGTTTGGTATATTTAAAGTTCCAACATATACTGGCGATGGAAAAGAGCCAAGAAAAGAAAAATTTACAAGACAAGATTTTAAAGATTAATTATGGCTAAGCAACCCAAAACAACTAGTGAACACTTAATATCCATTTACGGATATATAACAGGGTTGAAAAGAGAAGTTTCCTCAATAAAAAATAATCACCTCAAACACTTGCATCAAGACGTAGAATCCCTACATAGTAAAATAGATAAACTATTATACATCATTGTAGGTGGTCTAGGTGCTACAATATTAACACTACTGGGACTATTTACATAATGGACAAAAGAGAAATAACTGATACAATAGTAATACATTGTACACAAACTCCACCAAATATGGATGTTGATGTAGCTAAAGTTACAGAATGGCATACCCAAAGGGGATTTGATACAATAGGTTATCACTATTTAATTAAAAGAGATGGCACATTACAAGTTGGAAGAGATGAAGATGTTGTGG